TTGCGGTCTCAGAGAGCAGATTGATATTTTCTGCTGTTTGAGCTATTTGCATACCAGTTAAGCCGCCTTGTGCGGCGGCTGAACCGACATTGACAGGATTATAAGATGCTCCGCCAGGTGAAGACGCACCTCCTTGGCTATAAGCCAGCATAGGATTGAGACCAGCTGCGCGCATGTCAGCCATACCTCTTTGGTATTGCGTGTTACTCATGCGCTCTTGGAAGTTCATTTGTTTAGAAGCGGCGCCAGCTGCCGCACGATTTTGCATAACACCGCCGAGTAAGCCAGCTCCGGCACCGGCTAATCCAGCTATGGCCAGTAACGGTAATGGCATCAGAAATGGTCTACCAACCCAGGCACAGCATATGTAGGCATAGGACGAGCACATTTAAGATCAAAGTAAGAATCAAAGATAAATTGTGGTTCGTCTTGTACAGCTATAACACGAGCAATTGGCGGATTATCTTCAATAAATTGAGCCGACAAAGCAGGAAGATTAGTGAAGTTTTGTGATAAATGCCAAATATCCAGAGTTTGTGGATCCGTTGATCTGAATTTGCCAGTGATAATTGAAGGTTTATAACGCATTTCGTCATACCTTGGAATATAACCAAATACATCATCGTCAGTAGCAGCAAGAGAACCTTGAGCAAATATTTCTTTGTTAAGTACCTCTTGTTCACCAAGGTGTGCGAAAGCAGGCCAATAGAAATCGAACCGGGTTGACCGCGAGAACATGCGGTTCAATCCCTGTTGGTATGTCAGGTCAGCGCGAATGCTAACCATTCCCATTATCAAGCAGTGTTCGGTAAAGGATTTTACAAATCCCTTGCCGCCGACAGATGCAGTTGCGTAAGCAGCCAGATTAGCCTGAGGGGGAGCATCAGGATTTATTGCTTGTAAATCTGACTGACTGGCAACTTGGTGCACTGTAATTGGTGTTGATCCTGTTGCCAATAATTCGACACGCTGTAAACGTTGATCAGGTGAGCTAACACCAAAGTGACTAAGTACAAGCTCGGTATAACGAGTACCTCCACGTGCATCACGTTCATATAGTTTTTGTACCTGAAATGCTTCACGAATAGTATTTATTGTTGCTGATGTAGCATTTGTTAAATCAGCAAATGCTAGGTTTTGTCCGGAATCTTGGGACCCTGATAAGTATACCGGAGTAGCCGATATGCCATCATGTCTAACAGTATAAGGTGTATCAGTTTGATCGTTAAATGCAACGATATTGTTCGTACCTCCACCAAGTGCATCCATTTTAATAGGCGCTTGTGCACCTAAGGGTAATAGGACATCTGGGCCTTTCTGGGCGAAGGGGAGACACGAAGTGAAATAATCGTGCCTTTTACCACGACGCAGAAGCGTATAATCAGCAGGATCATCCGGCCCATCGTCTTTTGTAAATGGCGCTGAATCTTGAAGGTTTTCATCCCGAAACCATTGATTCCAAGTTAAGTTATACATTCTGTGCCAAAGGGCCGAATGCTCTAAATCAGGGATACCAGGAGGAATACCAAAATAATCGCTGAGACTAAGAGAATCATACCCAGAAGCAGGAGGGCTCGTAAGAGTCGGAATAATGAAGTCAGTACTGTCGGCAGGGTTGTCTTGCTCTCCATTGAATTTTTCCCAGTTATCCCACATTAAACGGTATGGACCTGCGAAGAAAAACCAATCCATATAAATATTATCCATGATTGGTTTTAGAAGCGTTTCCATTCTGGCAAACGCATTAAATTTCATATTGAAAGTATCGCCAGGTAATGCTTCGTCCAGATAAATAGGAATTAAATATCCAGAATCGAAGGTTGTTTTGTGTCCATGAGATCGGTTGAACTGTGAACGAGGAATATCAGCCTTGGGGACCTGGCTGAATCTGTGTGTCATTACTGATTTCATGGCATTTTTACCTTTAAGCTAGTTTTAACTGATCAAGATCATCAAGCAAATCAGTTGCATACTCAATAGCGACACCGAGTGATTTTTTGGACTCGTAAACAACGAAATTTGAGGTTTGTTCGTCCCAGGTACCCAGTTCAAACAGGGTAAAGTCCTCGGGATGCTTTGCAAAAATATGATTTTTATCCTGGCAGGTATCAGAAAATGAGCGCAATGCTTCGCCAGTGGATTTTGCAAAGAATGGCTGCATATATGCCTCGGCTTTTGAATCATAAATTGTGAACATTTTCATTATAGGGTCCTTTTAAGTTGCTTAAAGCGTTGATTTTGAACCTTTTCCCTGACCACTAAACGGTCAAGGGTATTGTTTTTTTCATGCAAAACAGCCTTTTCTTGTCTGCTTTTTTTAAGCTCTTCGAGCTTTTCAGAATCATAAGATTCTAATACTTTATCATAATACCGGGGAGGTCGACATTTTTTTCCGTTTACAATCACATGATCATGATTATAGACATCAGAATCATATTTATCTAGCCAAGTTTTACCGATACCCGGTTTTAAAGACATGGCTGTATACTCAGGTTGTAATTCTGTTATCTCTCCGGTAATTGGGCAAAGCCATTCATAATGTTTGAGGCCTAATTCATCTAAGGCATCGGCCTCCCGGCCTGTAATTTTTTTTGTAACATATCTAGCAACATAAGCTGCGGACTCGAAGGTAACATCACCGACTGTGACGAAACCCTTTCCCCATATTTGTTCAAGACTTTGAGAACTATATAGATTGATTCCATCTCTTGTTTTGTATAATTCCCTGTCGCCAGGGTTATAGTTAAATAAACAAGCGTGGTAATGAGGTCGTTTGGTGTTGTCGCCATATTCTCCACACATATAATATCTAACTTTCTTTGGAGCGATCGCTTTTCGCAACCGCTTCATGAATTTCTGAAAGTGATGTTTATGTAATGATCTATCCTGAGGAAGTTGATCGTCAGAATAAGTCAACGTGATGAAACAGTTCTCTTGGTGCATTTGGGCTTCGTGCATACATCGCACAGCCCATTGCCTACTACGTTCAAGCCTGCAACCGATACATTGCCCACATGGCAACTGAATAGGAAGAAAATCAGCGGGAGCAGTATTAAATAATACTTTGTATTTCCCATTGATTTTAGCAGGCGATCTTAACGCAGTTACTGGTGTGTAACATGGCATTTATAGCCGGATACCACCGCGCATAGGATTACGACGAGGCATGTTTTTTACGTGGATGCGATTTGCACCACGCCTGAAGTTTTTCCTGGATGTCCGACGATTCATTTTTTTGCGATAACTCATTGTGGTGCCCCCTTTGGTGTCACCTAGAACAGTTAGATCAAGTATAGAACTGTTCTGACCTGTAAACCAGGTTTTTTTGTTTTTTTGAAATCTGAATTTTAGACATAGCTATGAGCTTTGATTAGGGCCCGGTGGAAGGTAAGTTAACCACAGGGCCCACAGGCCTATAAAGCTGCTTGTCTGCCGTGGTGGCGACCGCAGTTTATGACCTGTGGACTTGTGGATAACTTCCATCGTGCCTTTTCATCGTGAGTCGATGTTTGGAAGTTTTTTGAGGGTATCAGATTTCTTCTTTTTCGTCAACCTCCTGGGAAGGAGTTTCCTCATTATTTTTTGTTTTTGTGGTTTCGTCCACATTTTTTGGGGCAGGCTCCGCCAGGCCCAATTCTCGAAGAGTCTCGATGTTTTCTGGATTAGAGCAATATTCTACGAATTTGAAAGGATCGTTTTGGAAGAATGCGCGTGTTTCGGCGGGCAGCTCCATAAAGAGCTCATTAGCGCCCTCAACTTGCTCAAATGCGCTTATGAGATCAGTGACGTTTGAGAAGTCACCGTATTGAGCAGCGCGTTGATTTACATGATGGATTTGGCCAGTTTGTTCATACTTGGCCATTATTTTATTGATATTGCATTGATCCTTTTGGTGTTGCTGGGTCAATGATTTTTGAGTAAATACTACGTCACCAGGACGTGTCTTTTTTTTTCAGTCATTATCTTTTTCCTTTTTTTGAGAAGAAAGCGGCAAATATGCCTTTTAAAGTATCGGGTTTTACACCGAGTTTTTGCGCAATTCCTGCGAATTCCGCGGATTGATAAAAATCAGACATGATTGATCGGAGAGTATTTTCATACTCCACAGCATCAGTATTAGCCATTATTTGCTGTATTTCTTGATTAACCTTTTCGATTACCATTCGTGTTTGTTGCACCTGAGCCCAGGTAAGATTTTCGTCGGCCATTAATTTCATGCCGCGAGAATAGTTAAGAGAAGTCTCAGACGCTTTAGTTTTTGCAGTCTCAGAGAGCAGATTGATATTTTCTGCTGTTTGAGCTATTTGCATACCAGTTAAGCCGCCTTGTGCGGCGGCTGAACCGACATTGACAGGATTATAAGATGCTCCGCCAGGTGAAGACGCACCTCCTTGGCTATAAGCCAGCATAGGATTGAGACCAGCTGCGCGCATGTCAGCCATACCTCGTTGGTATTGCGTGTTACTCATGCGCTCTTGGAAGTTCATTTGTTTAGAAGCGGCGCCAGCTGCCGCACGATTTTGCATAACACCGCCGAGTAAGCCAGCTCCGGC